GGCCCCTAAAGGCCACCCCACGTTCTACGGAACACTCCTAAATCTGAAAGGACCATTTGTCATGTCTGTACCATTCGATTCGTACGTAAATAGGCGAATCGGCTACTTCGGGAATGATTTTCTTCATACCCGTTCAGCAGTTGATGTGCCTATCTCGTTCGACCGCGGATGGATACTAAGCCATGGGAACTGGGGTTGGCAGGACTTCCCTCCGGATAAGAATGTAGGAGATGGTTTCGCTATGGTGAAATCATTTCTCCGTTCTCAGACGGTAGATGTCGGCCGACTCTATTCCCCGAACAAAGATCTATGGTACGAAGGTGCCATAGCGTCGATGTACGACGGCTTAGCGGTCCCCTCTGTCGCCAATTCGGAGGCATGGGGAGCGCAGGCGTATGCGAAGTTAAAGCCTACTAAGCCGGAACTTAATTTATTCACTTCTATTGGTGAATTAAAGGACGTTCCGTTAATGCTTAAGAAGCGGATGGAAACCACTGGTTTAAGCAAAGTTGGTAATTACCATCTTGGCATCCAGTTTGGTTGGCTTCCGATGCTGAGGGACATTCAAGATATCGTGTTTAAACAACGCGATACTGCGAAACGTCTTAAACAGCTACTTCGCGATAATGGGAGACCCGTGCGCCGCAGAGTACAAATTGCGGCGTCGATAAGTGATCCTGTAATTCAAAGTGGATCTGCATACTCGGCCATTCGGCCGACGTTTCAGGTCTACTATTACAAGGATACACCCACTTATTCGCAGACAACATATACAGTAGATCGGGTATGGGCCTCTGGCCGATTCCGCTACTGGTTGCCTGACGGCCCAAGAGATATCGAATGGACGAGGAAGATGCTATACGCTTTGTATGGCATGTATCCTTCGCCTTCGGCGGTTTATAACCTTATCCCTTGGAGTTGGTTGGTCGATTGGTTCACTAATGCTGGATTCGTTATTCAGAATCTAGACACTGGTGTAGCCGATCGATTAGCGGCTGATTACTCTTACGTCATGAGAGAGCGTGCGACAATACGAGATTCGTGGAGTCGCGTGACCTTTACTGACGGAAAAAGTGAGCAGACGTTCAACGTCTCTTCCAGTGCTGTCGGTATTTCAAAATACCGCGCTGCTGGAGACCCTTTCGGATTTAATACCAACCCAAATCAATTGAGTGGTATGCAGCTATCGATACTCGGGGCATTAGGCTTGTCACGATTACGGTAGTTCTTGAATACAAGTAACCAACGTTAAAGTAAGGAGCTTCTAATGCTAGCTGATCCCCAGTCCGTCACTATTAATGCAGTGGCGAAGTCTCTGGCTCGGACCCAACAGGGACCGACTCAGAACCTCTACACTTCAAGTGACGGCCTAACGACGATGGCGGCTAAGCAGAATATTACTGCTAAACGCTTTCGTCGCGAAGTCAGAGTGTCGCAAACGAAGGTAGCGCCTGACCCCATCTCAGCAGTTAATGCTGAGTCTGGTTTCAGCGTCTATCTCGTTATTGACGAGCCACGTAGTGGCGTTTTCTCTGACACGGAGATCGGGTATGTCATCGAGGGTCTTAAAACTTGGCTTTCTTCGGCCAATTATAATAAGATTCTCGGCGGCGAATATTAATTTATTCGTCGGACATACCTTCCGATAGCCGGGAGTTAGCTTAGACGGTCTTACTTCCTCCTTATAGAAAGAGGTTGTAATGAAAAGACCGACCATGCTCGTCAAGGCCTTGCTGCAACAAGCAGCTTTGGACCTAGACTTGTCCGTAGAACGCGATCTTCAACGTGTTGAAGATCGTTGCAAACACGAGGGGCTTTCGTTTTTAACGATTACCCTTCCTCGTCTCTCTGATGCCCTTGAACAAGGCATTGAGAACGGGACGTTCACATGTCCGACTAGTTTTAGTCGGCACGGAAGGCTCCCGAGATTTCTCTCGGGTTTCTTCAAACGTGTGTTTGATAAGGATGGTAGGCTTTTGCCTGAAGTGTGTCCTGAAACAGTTTACTGGATCAGACAAATCTGTCGCTTCTTTAAGAAGCTAAAGAAAGAGTGCAGACCTAAGCAAAATGCGAAGGCTGTACATCACTTCAAGGCAGTCGAAGGCGAACTCCGAATGTTGACCTCTCAAGTTGAGAGAAAGGATAATATCCTTGACAAGATTTCAGGAATCATTTGGGCTCAGGTTTTTCCTGAGCTTGATTACCTTAGTCTTGTTTGTCATCATGGCCCTGGTTTCACTGCAGATCGTTATCTCCCTAACGAGAGGTATCGGCTTGCAAAGTGGTATACCAGGTCAGAGTACTCCTTTCCTTCAGACCTCCACTGTTACCCCAATTACGGAGTCGCAGCAGAGGAAAGCCGGAGAGGAGCCGAGTGCACCGAAGGGATCGAATACTGTCGTCTCCGGGATGAACTTCCCGTACGTGTAGTATTCGTCCCTAAGACGCAAACGGCGCCACGAGTAATTGCTATCGAGCCCTCGAATGTTCAGTATATGCAACAGTCCGTTAAGGACTACATATACCCCATTCTTGAGCAAAATAGCCTGACTAGATCCTCTATCCGCTTTCAGCGGCAAGAGGTCAATCAAGTACTCGCCTACCGTAGCAGCATTGATAAGCGATTGTCGACCATCGACCTGAAAGATGCCTCGGACCGTGTGCATTCGCACTTGGTTCGTCGTATCTTCAAGAACTCAGGTATCCTCGATTATCTCGAGGATTCGAGATCGCTTCATGCTACGTTACCAGACGGGTCGAACTTGGTGCTTTGGAAGTTCGCTTCTATGGGTTCAGCTTTATGCTTTCCCGTAGAATCGATGGTGTTTTATACACTTATCCAAAGTGCCATGCATCAACTCGATGGTACGCGTCCGAGTTCTCGGTCTATTCGCCACTATGGCAAACTGATCGATATCTATGGGGATGATATTATTATCCCCGTAGAATACACGGACTTTGTTATCCGGTACCTTGAGAGCTACGCTCTCAAGGTTAACGTCGACAAGTCTTTCTCGAAATCTAATTTTCGGGAGTCTTGTGGTGCGGATTTCTTTAATGGCTATCCGGTTAATCCCGTATATGCCAGACAAGAGCCGCATGACGCGGATAACAGCTGGGGACCAGAGCACGTAATGGCTTGGAATGCGACCGCTGACCTGTTTTATTTAACAGGTAAGTGGCACGTTGCCCAAGTTATACGTGATCTTCTCCGGCGAGTGGTGAGATCTACCATACCACGGGCCCGTTCTATGGGGTCCGGGTTAGCTCATCTTAGTTTGTTGTTCACTACGCATCTTCGTTATAACAAAGATACGTGTGGCTTCAAACAGAAGAGGCTACACTATCAACCTGTCAAAAGAAAGGATGATATTGATGGAAACGAAATCGCCTGCCTCAACATGTGGGGCATCAAATCTTACTTACGTTCTCGAGGAGAGCGAGAGTTCGCTAACGATCAAGATACCTGTCAACGTCTTCTCAGACGCTGCCTTGAATCTCGATTGGAATCGGACTCGGCTCACTCAAGTAGTAGTGGATCGGATGTCCAACACGATTCGAGGACTCTCTGCAATGAAGACGTACCGTCTTTACCGGAAACTGAGGAAGAACTCTCGTCAGAGAGTCCATTCCTTCAGTCGATGGCTAGAGACGGCACAAATTCTTGTGCAGGCGAGACTCGCCCTGGATTAACTCCGCAATTCGACTTAGACTACTGCCTAGTCGAACCTGTGGAGTCCGATCCGCTTCGTTATCTCGAAGGAGATACTAACGGATTGGATTTCCAGACCAGTGTAAAGCGCGGCGACTTTAAGTCGATTCGCCGATGGGTTAGCCTCGTTGGCTAACGGATGACGTAAGACTCATCCTGAGGAGATGGAACGTAGTATTATCC